GACTACGGCGATGCCTACGGCGTCAACCCGAAGGTCATCGTGCCCGACGACCAGGTCGCTGCACTGCGCCAGCAACGCGCTGCTGCCATGCAGGCTCAGGCATCGGCGGCCACCGCTCCGCAGGTCGTCGAGTCGGCCAAGACGGCCGGCGAGATCGACATGGCCAACCTGCAGGATGTGCTCACGTCGCTGCAGGGTTACAGCAACGCAAGCCCGGCGGCGGTCGGTTGAGGGGCTGAAATGCCAAGCGTATCGCCCAAACAAGCCCGGTTCATGGCCATGCTGGCCCACAACCCGAAGAAAGCCAAAGCCGCTGGCGTACCGCTCAAGGTGGCCAAGGAATTCAACAAGGCTGACCAGCGTGCCGGCACGCTCAAGAAGGACAAAAAGTAATGGCCACCATGCTCGCCCCTGAAGAGTACGAAGCCCCAAACGCCAGCCTCGCGTTGGGTGCTGATGCCCTGGCCGATATGGGCCTGGTAAGCCCCCCGCCTGTTGGCACCAAGTACAAACTGAAGGGCGAAGCCGAGGTGACCACGGTCAACGCCGACGGCGGCATCACGCTGGCCTTCGAAGAGTTGAAACTCATGCACGAGCTCGAGGCAGAAGACAAGGCCAGCCTCATGTACCCAAGCATGAAAGGCTAAGCATGGCTCGCACCCGGTCCGGTACCGCTTTCCTGTACGACAGCACGACCGGCGACATCGTTGGCGTGCGCGACCCTGACAACAGCGAGCTCTACCTGGTTCCCAACGTGGGGGCGTTCTCCGACACGACGGACCAGACAGCCGACGCCGATACGGCCAAGGCGATGACTTTTAACACCGTGCAGATGGAACGCGGCGTCGAGTTGGTGGCCAACAGCAAAATCTACGTTGATCGACTGGCCACCTACAACGTGCAGTTCTCGGCTATGTTCAGCAACCCCGAGTCAACCGCTTACGCGGTCAGCGTATGGCCTGCCGTCAACGGGGTTGCCGTCCCCGACTCATGCACCGACCTGACGGTGCCGAATAAGCACGGCAGCATCAGCGGCAAAGAGGTGGCAGCCTGGAACTTTTTCGTGGATCTCAAAGCAGGCGACTACATCGAGCTCTACTGGTCCACGCCCCAAGCCACCGTTTTCATCGAGCACCAGCACACCCGCACAACGCCCGCTCGGCCAGCCACGCCGTCGGTCATCCTGACCGTCAACGAGATCAACGGGCAACGCCGCATCGGGTGATCGTATCCGTGAGGTCAAACGCGCGCCCTACGATGCGCGCGTGGCTACCTACGAAGATCCAACAGACCTGAAGCGCCAGGAGCGCGACGCCGAAGCCGATGAGGCGGTGGCGCGTGATCGCCGACGCAAAGAGCTTGATGACCTCCGCTGGTGGCTCGGTCACCCCCAAGGGCGGCGCATCGCGATGCGACTCCTGGATGAGGCGGGCGTTTACCGCAGTTCCTTCAATCACAGCGGCAGCGTGATGGCGTTCAACGAAGGCAAGCGGCACATGGGCCTGTTTCTCACCGCCGAGTTTCTCGAAGCCTCTCCCGACGGGTTCATGAAAGTGCTCAAAGAGTACGGAAAGACCAAAGATGAATGACGCAAACGCGGGAGCCGGCACACCTTCCAACGACGCCGGGGAACCGACAAACACTGATGTGAACGCTGCACCCGCGCAAGGCACCGCGCCATCGGCCCCGGCTGAAGGCAACAGCGCGCAGGACGCGAAAACCACCGAGCAGGTGGCGCCCGAGTCCTACGACCTGAAGATGCCCGAGGGGGTGGAACTCGACCAGGCAGCCGCCACCGAGTTCACCGCGATTGCCAAGGAGCTCAAGCTCGACCAGGCCGCGGCGCAGAAGCTGGCCGACATTGGCGCCAAGATGGCGCAACGCCAGGTTGAAGCGCACGCCCAGCTCGTCGAGTCCTGGACCGAGCAAGTCAAGACCGACAAAGAGATCGGCGGCGACAGGCTCGAGGAAAACCTAGGCGTCGCACGCAGGGCCATCGAGACGTTTGGCACGCCGGAATTAAAGGCGCTGCTCAACAGTAGCGGGCTGGGCAACCATCCCGAAGTTGTAAAGATGGCTTACAAGGTCGGCAAAGCAATCAGTGAAGACCGGATCGTAACGGGCGCGCCGAAAGGCAACACCTCAAACGACCCGGCCAAAAAACTGTTTCCCAACATGAACTGAAAGGTACGCAATGGCTACTCTCACCGCAAACAACCCCACCCTCCTGGACGTTGCAAAGCGTCTTGACCCCGATGGCAAGATTGCCTCGATCGTCGAGATCCTGAACGCCACCAATCCCGTGCTCGACGACCTGTCGATGGTTGAAGGCAATTTGCCGACCGGCCACCGCACCACGATCCGCACCGGCCTGCCCGCACCCACCTGGCGCAAGCTCTACGGTGGCGTACAGCCCACCAAGTCGAGCACCGTCCAGGTGACCGACAGCGCCGGTATGCTCGAAGCCTACGCCGAAGTCGACAAGGCCCTGGCTGACCTGAACGGCAACACCGCTGCCTTCCGTTTGTCTGAAGACGCTGCTCACATCGAGGGCATGGGCCAGGAGATGGCGAGCACTTTGTTCTACGGCAACGAAGGCACTGAGCCCGAAGCCTTCACCGGCCTGGCCCCGCGCTACAACTCGCTGTCCGCTGAAAACGGCGACAACATCATCGACGCCGCCGGCAACGACACCGACTTGACCTCGATCTGGTTGTGCGTGTGGGGCAGCCAGACCGGCCACGGCATCTACCCCAAGGGCTCGCTCGCTGGCCTGCAGATGACCGACAAGGGCCAGGTGACGGTTGAGAACGTCGACGGCGCAGGTGGCCGCATGGAAGCCTACCGCACCCACTACCGTTGGGACTGCGGCTTGACCATCCGCGACTGGCGTTATTTCGTGCGGATCGCCAACATCGACGTGTCAAGCCTGAACACGCTGGCCAACACTAAGGACATCATCCAGTGGATGATCCAGGCCTCTGAGCGTATTCCTGAACTCGGCAAGGGCCGCGCCGCGTTCTACATGAACCGCCGCCTGCGCGAGAAGCTGCGTCTCGGCATCCTCGAGAAGGTTTCTTCGAACCTGACCTGGGAAACCGTGGCCGGTGAGCGCGTGATGACTTTCGACGACATCCCCGTCCGTCGCACCGACGCGCTCGTCAACACCGAGTCCCGCGTCGTCTAAGTCGCAGCCCTGAACACTGAAAGGAAAGTACTATGATTCTCGACAACACCCTTGAGTTCGCTGACGCCGTCTCGGTGGCCGCGGCTGCCGGCACCGCCAACATCGGCGACGTGATCGACCTGTCGGTCGCTCGCGACGTCGGCAACGGCGAGCCCCTCTACCTGGTCATCACCGTGGATACTGAAATCATCACCGGCGGCAGCGCCGGCACGATCCAGTTCCTGCTGGTGTCCGATGGCACCGACACGATCGCCACCAACGGCACCGCCACCACGCACTACGCTTCGCGTTTGTTCGTGACGGATGACGCCGCGGCCAACGACGCTGCTCTGAGCGCCGGCGCTGTGCCAGTGGTCGTGGCACTGCCGATGGAAGGCCAGGCTTACGAGCGATACCTCGCGGTGCAGGCCGTGATCGCAACGACCACCGTGACCGCTGGCAAGATCAACGCTTTCCTGACCCGCGACGTGGCGCGCTGGAAAGCCTACGACGCTCCTTGGCAGGCTTGATGAGGTGATCGCATGAAGGTCATCGCCATTAAACCCGCATTCTTTAACGGCGCCCGCGTTCGCGTGGGCGATGAAATCGAGGTGCCCAGCACGATGAAAGCGTCCTGGTTCACCAGCGTCGAGGCGGTGGCCCCTGCACCGGCAAAGTCAAAAGCTGCGCCGAAAGCTTTGTCCCAAGTGGGCAAAGAAGACAGCAAGACGTTCATCGAAGCCAATAAAGTTCCGTTAGCCTGATCCAGTTGTCTCCACCTTAGGGCGCCTTGACCGGCGCCCTTTTTTGTTGCGTATCCGTGTCCATAGGTCGCATCCATACACTCGCTGACATGCGCGGCAAGCGATTGGCCTCTATTAAGGACAACCCCGAAACGCTGTCGAAGGCAATCAAATATTTGGAAGATGGGGGTGCTGAATCGTGGCTAGCGTAGTACAAATCTGCAACATGGCGCTGAGCCACATCGGCGCAGATGCTCGCGTGTCGTCAATCAGCCCACCCGATGGCAGCGTCGAGGCTGGGCTGTGCGCGACGTTCTACGACCTGGCACGCACCGAGATGCTCGAGCCTGGCAACTGGGCTTTCGCGCTCAAGCGCACAGCGCTGGCCCAGGTCACCAACCCCAGCACGGTCTGGGCGTATGCCTACGCCAAGCCAGCCGACTGCATGCGTGCTCTGCGCATCCTGCGCCCCAGCATTGCGGTCACCGTGTTCACGCAGGACCTGGTGCTCGAGCCCCACACCGACGACCGCGACAGCGCGCCGTTCGATGTCGAGGGCGAGGTCATTCTGACCAACGAGCCCGACGCCGTGCTGGTGTACTGCCGGGATCTCACCGACAGCACCAAGTTTCCGGCGAGCTTCACCAGCGCACTGTCTTACCTGCTCGCGTCCTACCTGGCCGGGCCAATCGTCAAGGGCAACGAGGGTGTGCGCCTGGGCGACGGCATGCGCCAGCGCGCGCAGAGCATGGCCGACCTGTCCGCTGCTGCGAGCGCCAACGCGTCGAGCACTGACACGCTGCCACAACCCACTCTGCTGGCGGTGCGTGCATGAGCTCGAAGTTTTTACTTCGCTCATTCGCTGGCGGGGAGATTACGCCCGAGCTGGCCGGCCGCCTGGATCTGACCAAGTACCAGACCGGCCTGAGCCTGGCGCGCAATTTCATCACGCTGCCTCACGGGCCCGCGCAGCGCCGGCCAGGTTTTGAGTTCACAAACGAAGCCAAGGATTCGACCCGCAAGGTTCGACTGATCCCGTTCACGTTCAGTGCCAGCCAGACCGCGGTGCTAGAGTTCGGCCACCAGTACATTCGCTTCCACATTGGCGGCGCGACCCTGCTCGAGTCGACGAAGGCCATCAGCTCTATCGCTGGGTCGACGGTCAACACGACCGCGGCCCATGGGTACAGCACTGGTGACTGGGTCTACATCGGCACCCGGTACCACAAGGTGACCGTGGTCGACGCGGACACGTTCACGACCACCGACCTCTGGAATGCGGCGACTACCGCGTCAGGCAGCACCGCTGCCCGGGTCTATACGATCTCGAGCCCCTACGTCGAGGCGGATCTGTTCGACCTTCATTTCGCGCAATCCGCGGATGTGATCGCAATCACCCACCCAAGCTACGCTGCGCGAGAGCTCAAGCGCTTGGGGGTGACCAACTGGACCCTGACATCGATCTCGTTCGCTGCACCGACCAACGCGCCAAACGACGTCAGCGCAATTGCAACGATCTCGCAAAACCAGAACCTCACCACGCAGAAGTACGTAGTAACTACAGTGGGCGCGGACGGGGTGACCGAGTCGCTGGCGTCTGCGGTTACCGCGGTCAGTAACAACCTGGGCCTGGCCGGAAACTACAACAGCATCACCTGGTCGGCAGTGGGCGCCAATACCCGCTACAACGTCTACAAACTGCGCGGCGGGATCTACGGGTACATCGGTCAGGCTCGACCTAACGCAGGTGCGACCACAAAGACGATCAGCACGATCGACCGACCTGGCGCCGGAGACAAGACGGTAACGGTCACAACCACCGCGGCGCACGGGTTCGCAAACGAGAGCCTGGTGCTCATTGCGGGCACGGGCGTGCCGAGCCTGAACGGGGCCTGGGTCATCACCGTCACCGGTGCGTCGACGTTCACCTACGAGTCGGTCACCGACTCGACCGACAACGCCACAGTCGGCTCGGCCTCGATTCCTGAGTTGTCCGTCATCGACGACAACGTGCTGCCGGACACCACGACCTCGCCGCCTGAGGACATCATCGCGCTGAACGCCGGGGCTAACGACTACCCGAGCGCTACTACCTACCACGAGCAGCGCCGCTGGTTCGCTGGCACGAACGACAAGCCTCAGGTGTTGTGGGCCACGCGCACCGGCACCGAGGCCAATCTCACGAGCTCCATCCCCTCGCGAGAGGCTGACGGGATGGAGCTGCGCATCGCGGCCAGCCAGTACAACCAGATCCGTCACCTGGTGGCGC